GCATGGCGGCATGGTTCACGTTTCGCGAAAACACGAACGACCGGCACGCAGTTTTGTCGTGCTTTTCGTCAGACGAGTACAGCATAAAAGCGCTGGGAGTCGGCGACGTGGCTATCGACATCGGAGCTCATATTGGCGGGGTTACGGTACGCATGGCAATGCAAGGCGCGCGCGTGTACGCCTTTGAGCCGGTGCCAGAGAACTATGAGCTATTGTGTCTCAATGTGAAACAGAACGGGCTTGACGAGTTAGTGACCTGCTACCGCGAGGCGGTGACAGACGAGAATGGCCATACAGCCGTTTATCTGGGCGCTGATAGTGATCCGTGGCATCGCTTCATTGCTGGCAAGTACACCAAGCACGACCATCCGCGACCTGCGCCGGGCGTGACGCTAGATACGATCTTTGAGCGTGACGACATCCAGTGGTGCGACGTGATCAAGATGGACGCGGAAGGCGTCGAGTACGAGATAATGCGCGTGGTATCAGTAGATACGCTAGAGCGCGTTGGCCGCATCGTGGGCGAGCTTCACGGCGTACCAGGGGCGCCCGTTGACCAGCGTGCCGGGCTGTTGAGCTACACGCACGGGGTATTCGTAGACGCAACACTGACAGGCAACACCGCAGCGTTCAATTTCGAGGCCGCGCGATGACCATGAAGGGGTGGCACGCATGGAATAGCCACAATGACCAGAAGGGGGGTGTATTGGCATGAAACTATTCTACGTTTCGTGCCATTGAAGGCGCTCAATTCTCGAATTCGACGAATTAAAGTTGTTCCATGGCATGGGTATTAACGTCTTTTCGCACGGCGCCTACGTGGATCCACGCGACAACAGCGGAGACACCAAGAGACCGCCGCTAGACATTCCGTTCTATCCTGACCTGTTCCCTCTAGCCAAGGCGACGCCCAAAGAGGCGTTAGACCCCAAGCTGTTCGAGTGGGCTGACGTAGTGGTCTACATGGGCTCGGTGGAATGGATTGAAGACAACTGGGCGGCTATGAAGGCGGCTAAGAACCGCGTTATCTGGCGCTCTATCGGGCAATCGACGCCGCGAATCGAACAACGCTTGACTGCACTGGCTGCGCAGGGGCTAGAGCTTGTGCGCTACTCGCCAGAAGAGCGCAAACTGCCCAACTTTGCCGGAGAGACGGCCCTGTGCCGCTTCTACAAAGACCCGGACGAGTTTGGCGACTGGCGAGGCACAACGGCACGCGTTATCAGCATCGGGCAGATGGTCAAACATCGCAACGCCTACTGCGGGCTGGGCTGGTATGAGGAGTCCACCAACGGCCTAAACCGTATGATGATTGGGCCGCACAACGACGATATTGACACCATGCCCACGGCGCTACTGAGCTATGACGAGCTAAAGGACGCGTTACGCGAGAACAGAGCCTTCTTCTACACGGGCACCTTCCCGGCGCCTTATACGTTGGGCTTTATCGAGGCGTTTGTCACAGGCATTCCCGTGGTCGCCATCGGGCCAGGACTGCGCAACCATTACGTGGGCGGCGGCGGCGTGACTGGACTCTACGAGATACCGAGCCTTATTCAGAACGGCGTCAACGGCTACTGGTCCGAGGACACCGCCACGCTCAAGGGCTACGTTCGCGACTTGCTCAACGACCCGGCGTTAGCGCAACGCATCGGGCAAGCAGGGCGCACCACGGCCATCAAAGAGTTTGGTAAAGAGGCAGTGGCAGAAGCGTGGCGGGGGGTGTTGCTAAAGTGAAGGAGAGACGCAAGCACTATCTGATTAACGTGACGTGGCGCTGTCCCAACGCGGGCATCTGCCGCTACTGCTGGGTAGACCATACCATCCGACAGCGCCCGGAACTACTCGCAGCGCCAGAGCGCCCGCTAGAGGACTGGGTCGCAGCCATACAACGTGACGCGCCCGACGTGGTAGACATTGCCGGCGGCGAGCCGTTTATCGTGAACTGGCTTGCTGACTTGATGCTGGCCTGCCCTGATGTGGCGTTTGGGCTGAGTACCAACGGGCTCTATCCAAGAGCCATTGAGAAGCTGGCGGACGCGGCGCCAACAAACCTGATTAGCGTCAATATGAGCTATCACCCGGACGGGCGTGGGCGCTATAAAAACTACGACAAGGTGTGGCGCGAGTCTATCCGCATACTGAGCAGTGGCGAGGGCCGCCCGGCGCCTAACATCGTTGACTATAAAGACACCGTCGAGCTGTCTGCTGACGCTATGGCGTGGATGAACGAGAACGGCATCAATTACGTCGTTAGCCCGTATGAGGACATGGACGGGCTTGAACCGTTGCAAGAGCAAGGGCTATGCTGTCAGGGCGGCATTGACCATCTCACTATTGCGCCCGACGGTAGCGCGTGGCCGTGCTTGACCACGTTGCGCAGCCCTTATTGGCGAGAGACATGCCTCGGCAACTGGCTCGACGGCGAGCTAGACCTGAGTCGTAAGCCGCAACCGTGTCACTTGTACTGTCTCGACCATTACGTGTTGGAAGACCAGCACAGCGCCGGCGACATGTGGGGGACGCGCGCGCGACCGTGCGAGGGGGAATAGCGTGAGAGTGTTACTCGTACATTATAACCCGGCTGCGCCAGGGAAGGCGGGCGGGGCCGAGAGTGCTATCAGAGACCAGCGGAAGGCGCTGGAACTGCTAGGGCACGATGTGATAGTTTGCTACGAAGAGCCGCAAGCGGCCTACGCAGAGCACAAGCCCGACATCGTACACTTTCACACCGTCCACATCGGGCTGGGGCTGGGCGTGTTGCGATGGGCACAGCAAGAGAAGGTGCCACACTGCCTGTCCCTACACGACTACTGGCCATTTTGCGGGACGCGCATGCTACTCAAGCGGGGCAACAACCAAGGCAGCCTGCTCGCGGAATCATGCAACGCTGTCGAGGGCATCTGTGATAACAAGTGCCAAGGGCGCCACACGTCCAACTCGATTCGCGCACTGGTCAATCGCTCGCGCCTAGTGGCGTTCAATCCCTACAGCGCGGCCATATTCAAGCGGCACGGCGTGCGCATTGACGCTGTCATCCCGCACTCCATAGATACCGACTTTTTCAGCCCGGCGGAGAGCTTGGGTGATGGCATTGTGACCGTGTGCGCCTGGCCCAAGTACGCCACCAAGGGAATGCAGATTCTAGGGCCTGCGCTCAAGCAAGTAGGCGCAGCGGCGACGATTGTCTCAGGCGTGACGCGCGAGCGCGTGCGCGATGAGCTACGCAAAAAGGCCATCATGGTGTTCCCGTCATGCTATCAGGAGACCTGGGGCCTGTGTCTGACCGAGGCCATGAGTAGCGGGCTGGCGTGTATTGCGTCCGACGTTTGTGGGCCAAGGGCGCAAATTGAGCACGGCGAGAACGGGCTGCTCGTGCCGCCCAACGACGTAGGCGCGCTGGCCGACGCGCTCCGTAGCCTGATAGACAATCGCAGTGAGCAAGAGCGGTTGGGGCGCAACGCAAGGGCCTGGGCAGAGAGCGAGTGCAATCTGGAGCGTATGGGGCGTGATTATGTGGAATTTTACAAGGCGGTGATAGCCAATCAATGCGAGTCATAGCCTTTAGTGATGCGCATATCGCCACACCAGACACACAGAAATGGCTATTCGCCAAGTCGTTAGACTATGCGCCATGCTTGCGCTTTATCGAAATGATGCTCGCGGACCCGCCCGACCGATTGCTCTGCGTAGGCGACTTTTGCGAAGAGTGGTGGGACACAGGCACGCCATGGCGAGAGATAGTACCAGAGTTCGAGAGCTTGGGTTTTGAGCGCTTGCAGGGCAATCATGAGCAGTGCGGCTACCCGCTGGCTGTCGAGATTGACGGCGTGCGCTACGAGCATGGGCGTTGCAAGCCAGACACCATCGAAACCGTGCGCCGTGCGTATGCTGGCAAGCGCGTAGTACACGGGCACACGCACGAGCCACAAGAGCCGTGGCCTATGGACTTGGGGAGCCTGACACTGACTGGCACCTATGGCGAGATTATCGACGGTGCGGCGCATTTGAGGAGGATATAACCTATGGCACGTAGTGGCATGACGAATCTGATAACGCGCACGCGGCGCCTGATTAACGACACCGCCAGCGCGACATGGACAGACACGGAGCTACAAGACGTGCTCGACCTGCACAAGCTCCGCATCTGGCGTGAGCCGCTAGAACGCGAAAAGACGAATCTGACCGGCACGACCTACGAGTACCGACTCTATTACTCGCGCCAAGAGAATCTGGAAGAGGTGGCGAGCGGCACGGCCTACTTCCACATCGAAGACAGCACCGGCGCGGCTAAAGGGTCGGCAGATTACACCATGGACTACATCCGTGGCATGCTGACCATGGACGCAGACCAAGGCGGAACCGCGCTCTATATGTCGGGCTGGACGTTCGACATCAATGCGGCGGCGGGCGACTGTTGGCGCGAGGTAGCCGGTGGCAAGGCGGGCAAGTACGACGTGAGTGCTGACGGCCACAGGATGAGCCGCTCGCAGTTGATGAAACAGGCAATAGACATGGCCAAGTATTATGACGGGAAGAGCAAGCCCGTTAGCGTGAGGCAGTGGACAAATGGCATTTCTAGGTAGCGCAGAACTGGCAGACATCAGGGCCGACCTCGAAGACACGTTCCCAACCACTTGCACCATCAGCGCCAAGGAGAACGTAGCCAACGGCGTGGGCGGGTTTACGCCTACCTGGACAGCGCGTTCTACGGCCGTCGCTTGTCGTCTCGCGCCTGCGGGCGTGGGCTCTGGCGAGAGCGTGCTGGCCGAGCAGATACGTGCCGGACAGGTGTGGCACCTGAGCGTGGCCTGGGATCAGACGCTAGAAGCGACCGACCACGTGACAGTCGACGGCAACGAATACGAAGTCATGCAGATTAACCGTAACGAGTCGGAGCTATTCTGCAAGAGAGCGCAGGTGACACGATGGCCGTCGTCGTAAAGTACGACAACACCAAACTGCGCAAGATGCTTGCCACGCTTAAGGGTAAGCCCGTGCGCATACTGCACGACGGCACCGACTACGGCGTGTTTCAAGAGCTCGGCAGCGCTACTCGATCGGTTCCGCTCAAGCCCTTCATCGGGCCAGCTATCGAGAACGCGCGCCCGGCTTACGAAAAGGGCTGGCCGCAGGTCATTGAGCAGTCACTTATGACGCCAGACGACTTTATTGAAAAGCTCGCGCGCGATGCCGAGGGTGTGGCAAAAGACAAAGTGCCCGTCGATACCGGCAATCTCAAGAACAGCATCGCAGTGAGTAAACCAGAGGAGTACGGCAGCCATGCCTAATCTCTATACAGCTTTGGGATCTGCGCTGTACTCGCATCTCGCAGCGGGCACAGCGTTGACAACCGCCTTGGGCGGCACGGCAATCTACAACCGGCTCGCACCGGATGACGCTAGCTTGCCGTACGTGGTGTTTTTTCCGTCGTCAGACCGTGACGAGAATACATCACCACGCCGTGCACAAGACTGGATTTATACGGTCAAGGCCGTGGCGGTGGACACAAGCGGGGTTAGTGGGCAGCTTCTCGCGGAGCAGCTTGCCGACCACATTGACGCTCTCATACACGAGCAAGAAATCACCATCACGGACTGGGGCAACTACTGGTCGGCTCGCACGACTGGCATAGAGTACACAGAACCCGGCGCAGGCGCCATGTATTGGCATTGTGGCGGGCAGTATCGAGTACGTATCGCAGAATGAGGTAAACTAATCATGGCAAACACCGGAAGAATCGCCGGTAAAGACGTATATGTGACTTTCGCCGGGACTGACCTCTCGCCGGACTTCACAAGCGTCTCAGTAAACAACGAAGGCGAGTTGGTCGACGTGACCGCTGGCTCCGACACGTATCACTACTTTGTGAGCCTGGCGCGAGTGAACGGCACCGTAGACTACGAGTGCTTCTACAATGGTGGCACCACGACCGAGTGGGAGGCGATTGCGCCGAACACCGCCGGCACGCTCATCATCGCACCCAAGGGCACCGCAGCCGGGAATCCTTGCTGGACTTGCACGCGAGCGTTGGTTCAGAATCAGAATATCGACTTCCCGTTTGACGACGGGGTCAAGGTAACGGCAGCGTTCCAGCTTTCCGCTACGTTGGCGGAAACAGTCTACTAATTGACACGGGGCGGGGCAAAACCCGCCCCCACTCCCTAGGGGGTAATTGACATGGAAAAGATGGTAAACGGTACGCGAGTGGTCATCAAAGACAAGATTCCCGCCAAGGCGAACTGGGATCTGATGAGCAAGCTCCAGGCTATCGGCAGCGACATCGGGGCGGCCAGCTTTGACGACATGGCGCTCATTATCGGACGTATGGTCGAGACGTGGGATTTTGCAGGCAAGCCGCAAGACCCCGAAGCCGTGGGTGAGCTGGACCTGTTTAGGGAGCTGATGCCCTTGGTGCAGGCCGCCACAGAGGCCATCACCGGCGGCGAAGACTCAAAAAACTGACTACCGCCGTGTTCGTGGCAGAGCGCTACGGCGCCTCCATGCCATGGGCAGGCGAGCGTTGGGTGATACAAGAAATCACGGGCTGGACGTTGGAGTACATCGACAACCTAGACATGGCAGACATACTAGAGCTACACGCGGTGAAGCGGGGGCAATCCGTGGCAAGGGAAAGATAACCTATGGCGACACAAGTCTCCTCCCTCTTTGCAACCATTGGCGCAGATTTAGGCCCTCTCAACAAGGGCCTCGCTACCGCTGACTCTAAAGTCAAGGGCTTTGGCAGCAAATTCACCGACATGGGCAAGTCGCTCATGAAAACTGGCGGCATGATGACCGCCGGTATCACCGTGCCAATCGTTGCGATGGGCTCCAAGATGTTCCAGAGCGCGGCGCAGTTCGAGACCGGAATGAACGTCATGGCGCTAGCTGCGTCGTCTTCCGGCACGGCTATGGAAGACTTGCGCGCTGCCACTATCAAAGTCGGTGGCGACACTCAGCTAGTCGGGATTAATGCTGCCGAAGCCGCCGAAGCCATGACCAACTTCTACAAGGCTGGCTTGCAGACGAACCAGATCATGGGCGACATGGAAGGCTACATGTCGGGCACGGCGGAACTAGGCGGCGCTTTGCGTGCTGCTATCGATATGGCCGCTGCGTCAGAGTTCGACCTTGCATCAGCGTCCGACATGGTATCTATCGCCATGGCGACGTTTGGCATAGAGGCAGAAGACGCGACCAAGATCACGGACAACTTTGTGCGGGCCGCTGACGCCTCCGTGGCGAGTGTGCCAGAGTTGGCCGACGCCATGGTAAACGTGGGCTCGACTTTCGCCGCGTTCTATCAGGAGTCGCGTGGTGGCATTGGCGCCATGGAAGACGTAAACACCGCGCTGGCAGTTCTCTCGCAGCGTGGCATCAAGGGCTCTGAGGCAGGCACCGCGCTCAAGTCAATGATGACGAACATGATGCGCACGAGCCCCAAAGTTACCGGCGCGCTCGAAGAGTTGAACATCGAGCTATACGACCAGGCTGGCGTGCTCAAGCCGCTACCGGCTATCATGGCGGCCTTTGAGAAGTCGTTGTCTGGCGTCACGCAGGAACAGCGCAACCAGTATGTGCAGACCATTGTGGGCACCTACGGTATGAAGGCCATGAACACGCTGCTGGCAGACGGCGCAGAGGGCTGGGACGCGATGACGGGCTCTATTGCCGCCGCCGCTGACACGCAAGCCGCCGCCGGTGCTCGCACCAAGGGCCTCGGTGCCGCCTGGGAGAACTTGCAGGGCACGATTGAGACGCTCATATTGCAGGGCACCTCGCCATTCATGGAAAGCGTCGCAGGCATCGTACGCGGCGCTGCTGACCTGATTGGCAAGCTGGTGGAGCTAGACCCGATTTGGTTTAAGATCGCGGGCGGGATCGCTGTGGCGCTCGCTGCGGCTGGGCCTCTCGTGACCATGTTCGGCGCTCTAGCGTCTATTGTCGGGTTTATCGCGTCTCCCATCGGGCTAGTCGTTGCGGCCATCGTAGCGCTGGGCGCCATGTTCGTGAAGGCGAACGGCGGCATAGGCCCTGCTATCAAAAAGCTAAAAGAGATTGGCATGGCAATCGGTTCGCTGTTCAAAATGCTCATCGGGCAGGGCGACTATGGCGATCTGCTGAACATATCCGAAATATTGCAAGACTTGGGGATTGCCTCTGACAAGGCAGAGAGCATTCTGCGCTTTTTCCAGAATCTTGGCGGCACTATTGGCAAGGCTATCGAGCGTGTCAAGGCTGCATTTAAGGAAGGTGGCTTGGGCGGCGCGCTACAGGCCGCCTTTGGGGAACTGGGTAATATCAAAGTAGCTCTTGGGCCGCTTAGCGAACTCATCAAGGCAAAGCTGCTCGGAGTATGGGATAACATTCAAGAGCAGGTGCCCATATGGAAAGAGAAGTTGCGAACGGCACTTGGAGCCGCCATCGGTACCGCATGGGATAAGCTCAAGGAGAAGGCGCCTATATGGAGCGCGAAGCTCAAGGCTGCCATTGGTACCGCATGGGAGAAGATTCAAGAGCAGGTGCCCATATGGAAAGAGAAACTACAGGGGGCTTTGGATAAAGCTACTGAGGCTTGGGACGCTCTCAAGGAAAAGGCGCCAGAATGGGGGGAAAAGCTCAAGGCTGCTATAGGTACGGCTTGGGCAGCCATCCAGGAGAAGGCGCCAGAATGGAAAGAGAAACTACAGGCAGCGCTCGACACGGCTAGTGAGGCTTGGGACGCTCTCAAGGAAAAGGCGCCAGAATGGGGGGAAAAGCTCAAGGCTGCCATCGCCCCAGTATGGGATAAGCTGCAAGAACAGGCGCCCCTATGGGGCGAAAAGCTGGGCGCGGCCGTGAACTCTGGCGTGGGCTGGTTCAGCGCTAATCTTGGGCCACAGTCGCACAAGCTTGGCGCTAGTCTGCAACTGTTATGGCAAAAAGGCGCGGCCAAGTTCAGCGAAAACGGCACCGCCATGGGCACCAGCTACGGCATTATACTGGGCAAGGTGGTACGCGGCGCTATCACTGCATTGGCGGGGATGATAGTCGCCATAGGCACGGCTCTATACAACGTGATCAAGGGCATGTGGAGCGTGGCTACCGACGACGGCGGCAGAGCAGACTTTGAGAAGGGCTTGCTCGACTTTATCGTTGGCGTGCTTGATGGGTTTATCATCGGGATTACGGGCAACGACAAATGGGCAACCGATCTAACCGCCTGGTTCAAAACCATGGCTGACGACGCAGTGACAGGGATTGAAGAGAAAGTTGATGATTTAATTACCGCTGGTGGGGCTATGGTTCAGGGTCTTATTGATGGCGTAAAAGCCAAGGCGCAAGAGTTAGCCGATTCGGTGCTAGGCACGGTCGAGAACGCATGGCAAGCCGCCAAAGGCTTCTTGGGCATTAGCTCTCCGTCTAAGCTGTTCGCAGAGATCGGCATCAATACGATGCGTGGTCTAGCGGAAGGGCTCGAAGAGGGCGAGGCGGACGTACTCAATGAGGTAGCGTCGCTTGTTTCCAACATCGCGGACGCTTTTAGCTCGATGGGCGACGCCATCGGTGGCATGGGCGGCGACGACGTGTTTGCCGAGGGCGGGTTCGAGGACGCCGTCACGCT